CAATTACTGGCTACTCAAAACAGACGGCTCACTAATTCAAAAAACAAAAAATTCAATCAGCGTTTTAGATGGACTATTGCTCTTATGTCAACCAAGCTCTGATTCTGATAAAATTGGAAAACCTTACGGGATTAATCTTCAGTCATTTGTTAGCAACAACTCTTCTAACACTGAATTCAACATAGACTATGGTGCGTTTGTTTTGCAGAATGAGATTCCAGATAATGGTGGATTTTTATACGGATTTTATGATAAATCTAAAAAAGAGTTTATTGGAAAAACTTTGTATTATGTTGACTATATTTCAAGAGGGCCAGAAAATATATACATTGGATTAATGGCGGTAGACGCCGATGGAAATGCGGGCGGGCCCGATTTTTTGGGCGCAAAAACTTTCGGCACAATCAATCCTCCGACTGCACCGGTTAATCTCGCTTGCCCGATATATAATATAAAATATATTCCGTCTTCAAAAATTTCCCTTTCGTCTATTCCACCAAATCTTTCAAAACTAGATCAGTGGCCGCTATATATTACATCTGGATCTTTTGTAAAAGAATTTTATATTGATCCGAAATACGGCTATACCAATTGGCTGCAAAAATATACTGCTAAAAAACTTAAAGCATTGTACTCTACATTGGATGTATCAAATATATTATGGTCAGAAATATTGGGTCAACCATATGTGGATGTTTTTAACGAATATCCACTCTTCCTTTCTTCTAGAAAAATTCAATTGTCACAGGTTCCTATAGCATCTTACGTTGAGCCATCAGCCAATAGGCTTGGCATATTAAAACAGTACTTTTTTATAGAGACAAGAGAATCTATTTCCTATCCATGGGAATTATTGAGTTCTTCTTATATAAGAAACATAAACTGTGATACGGGCATAATTGATCTAAAGATAGACCTTCCGCAGGATCCCGATTTGATAAGAGTTTCTTATGCCGTTAAGTCAAGTGGCATACCGATAAAGCAGGTGAACGGAAGTCCTGTTCCGCTCAACCCATTCTTAAATCAAAATCTAGTAGAACCAGAAAAGCCCTTATATATTTACATAAAACCGTCAAAGATTGAAGTGCTGCAGCCAATTGCGGCGTCTTCCTCAAATCAAAACGAATTAGTATATGTATGGAATCATGTTTCGGAATATGTGTTTAATGGGGTTGTTCACTTTACATATGACAATAGCATTTTTAATCCCTACGATAGTGTTAGCTATGATCCATTTGCCTTACAAATAGGTTTAATACATATCATAAAAAATACTCCAGAATCTGGTATTAATATGGTTGACCTAAGGGTTAGGGGTGGGGGTTTGAAATCCACTTACGATAAGTCTGTAAATTTAGATTCATACGGATTTTTGGATATTGAAAAAATACTTAAAGAAACAAAAGAAGCGGTGTCATTTTGGGACGTATATCCATCAAGCCAGCAGGCTTATCCAAAGGGTGGGTTTATAATAATTAAACTTCCCAAAACAGTTTTAGATAATTTTGTGGATAAAGAAGATGTTTATTCTATAATTAGAAAAAATATAACAGCCGGTGTTGTATTTAAAATACAAGACATGGAAGGAAATGACTGGATTACGGTTTAAACTATGATTAACTTTCTTCCTGATACAATAAAAACTTTTTCTGAAAATTCTCAAAAAACAATTGGTTCTTTGATTGCCGACATAAAGGTAGACAAGACCCAGATAGCAGAATTGGTAAAAAACCTTGCAGATTTTTCTGCTGGTCCTACTTTTGTCCCCACTCTTTCAATATCAAGAGAACTGATTAGATCGGAATTTTTTGTTGATTTCTTTAGAGATTTTGAAATAAGATTTTCTAGATTTTTTGACGCATCAAATTCAATAAATACTGTAATAAATTCAATAACCGAAATAATGCTTTCTCAAATATCGAAAGCCGAAAAATCCTTAGCTTATTATGAAAACTATATTAATAATTACGAGTTTATTTCTGGTAAAGACGATTTATATAATTTTTCTTATATAGAAAACTTTGATAATAATCTGTATTCGAACGAATACGAAACGCAAAGAGTTCCCTATATAGATAGGGGTGGAATACCTTTTTCAGATAATGGAAACGGATATGTTGATCCGATATCATCTACCTTCAAGATAGGTTCTGGAATAAATATCTTAAATATTTTAGACAATATAAAAGAAATAAAAATGATTTCAAATTATGAACAATATGTTTCCTCAGAAGGTAATCTCAATAGTTTATTTAATGAAGATGAGTCGGATACCTGGAGTGTATCAGTAAAATCTCCTGTTGTTATTACATCTACAATTAAGGAAATTTCAAAGTATATAGACTATGATTATTCATATATAGTTGGGGCTAAAACCTTAGTCGAGATTTCTTTAATCAAAGAAATTGAAATGGATTTTTTAAGAATATTTCCAGGAGAAAGTAACGGCTTACAACTTTTGCAGGTGGCTGTGGAAGCTGCGAATGCGGCAGAAAAAATATATTCACTTAATTCGAATAATCCAGTCTCTGGTTATGAAATTAAAAAAATATTAAAAGCTCCTTTAATAATAAAATCAACAATTGATGTTAATCTATCACTTGACAGAGTCAAAAAAATAATATTGATATTTAATCAGGGCACTTATACAAAGTCGAATAATCCACCTTTAATTAATGAATTAATATCTAGATCTATTTCTAAGTATATTGCAAAAACTCAAAAAGATAGAAAAAATCGCTATAGTGTTCTTCAAGACATTGTAGTTGAATATTTCAGAAAAAATATTTCAATAGATGAATTTAAAAGAAATAATTATTCTTATTCCGAATATTACACCTGCAAGTTTCCAATTTATGATAAAAATCATCCTTCATTAATTGAAAATGAATTTAATAAAGAAAAAAATACTTTAATAAGTATTGATGATTCCGATAAGTCTTTCAAAAATAGTCCGTTAACAAATTTAGTTCAAAGTATAGTTTCTCAAGCTTTGGGTTCAAAAGTAAATATTTTTAAAAATACTTTATTTAAAGAAACAAAAACGGCTTATACTGAAAATAGATTGTCAGAGATTACTAGCGCTCCTTCTGTCATTTCGCAAAACCTAAATACGCTTGGATATAAAGGCCTTGAAAACGCATCCGATTACGCAATTCCAGGGTCTCAGTTTGGAAAAACTTTATTGTATAATAATAATTTTGCATCTGTTAATAATTATGAATACTCTTTTACGATTAGGGGGATCCAGGTCGGCAAGGCCAGCGTTGCAAAATCGGGAAGCAAAGCGCTCCCCCTCGCAAAAGCGTGCTATATAAGTTCTAGGATTTCTGTCCCCGGTGATGTTTATGGAATAAAAGCTAAACTGAATCTAGATGAAAATGCAGCCAGCTATAATTCTTCATCATTTGATTTACAGGAAGCAAATTCCCATGAGCTTTCTATATCCTTTAGTGAAAATCCCAAAATAGAAAATGATTGGATACCAATAGCATCTTATGATTCAAGTAAAATTAATTCCGAAATGCTGTTTGTTGATTCGGTCAGTTCGTCCGCCATACTTCGTTTTTATCCTCAGCCCACAACGTTGAAAATTTTTGAAAATCAAAAGATTTTATCAACCAATGAATATACAGTTAATAGATTTAATAAATCAATAATTATTAATTCCTTTAATAAAAACTCAATTTATATTGCAAGTTATGAGTTAGATAATGATAATTATTCACAGCAATACGTTGATGTGTCGCTTCTGTCTGATGTGGTTAAAATATTGGGTGCCGGAGAAAAAGGTAAAGATGGGGAATCGTTTAAAAGAACTGGTTCTGAAAATAAGATAGTACTAAAGAATAACCCACATATCGACAATGCGAAATTAAAAAACGCCACCTATAGTCTTACATACGGTACTATAGCGGCATCCAATTACTCTGGTTATAGTCCAGTTATTGTTAAACTTGCGAATGGAACGTATGCAATTAATTTAACAAATTATTTAGAGGGAAACTTTGAAAAGGCAAATTTCTATAATACGTCTGAAATTTTATTTTTTCAAAATGAAAAAAATATCATATTCAACAAACCAATTAATCAGTCATTTAATGTCATTTATAACCATATGAATAATTACATAAGATTTAGATTAATAGTAAGAAACAATTTTCCAAACTATTTTTCTAGCGGTTCTGTTGACAATGTCATAATTAAAATGAAGACAAAATCTCCAGACACTAATATTCAAAAACTACTTCAGTTAGGTTAATTTTTATGGCTCAATTATCTACTAACACTATATTTTATGATCAGATTATAAAAAAAATTCAAGATTTCATAAATAAATATAAAAATAATAAAAACGCTTCTTATTCAGAAATAGCGGAAGAATACATTTTGCTGATAACAGAAGTCAACAAGTATGCAACTAGTCAAATTTCAAATTACGAACCAATAATAAAAGGCGAACCACCCTGTTCTCAAAAAATGAATAGATTCATCAAATCCGTCTCAGACGATTTAAGCATCTTCGCCAAACAATTAGATTATCAAACTGGAATGATTGTTTCTCTTTTTAATATGTTTAATGCCGAAATAGAAAAAGAATCAAAATTTATAAATAGAATAAAATCAAAAACCAATATTCTGAATACGTATTCGAATAGTCCGGGAACAGACCTTTATTATTTTGGTGATTCTTTTGACAATCTGGATTTTATTGATATAGGAAATAGTAAAAATCTACCATTAATATCTCGGAGGAATGGCTTCTCTGCCATTCAAATCATCTTCTGCCTGGAAAGCAAAATCGATTTCTGTAGTTGAAAATAAATCAAATGGATTTTTAGGCAATAATCATGCAGTTTACGCGTACGGAGATGGGGGTTCAACGTATAGGTATAGCTATCTGGATAATCCCTCTTCTGGTCTTATCGGTAATGTTACTGATTTAAATCCTTTAACATATTTTGAATATGAAGCTATCTCCGTTAACAAATCTAGCACACCTTTCCGTGAAGCAAAAAGTTATGAATTCTTGTATTCTTACGAAGAAGTATCTGGTAGTTCAAAGGTTGTTAAATATAAATCTTGGATAGATCATAATGATAAAGAGCCCCTTAAATTGGTTTTAAGTTTTAAGTCAGATAAACCCGAAAAAGCAAATACAATTGATATTATTCCGTTTTGGGGAACAGACCAAGCACCCAGCGCACAGCTCAAAATAACAAAAATAGTTGCGATTGATAAAGAGTCAAAAGAGATAGATTTAATTGACGATCCCATTTATGTGGGAGCTGCATTAATTCCAACGGATTCAAATTCATTAAAAAATTATTTTTATGACAAAGTAAAATTAGTTTTTTCAGAAGTAATTACATCAGAAATACAAGTATACATCGAGCAGAATGATTGTTCCGAAATTAACATTAAGCATATGTATTGGAAACCGCTTCCCTCTGATGGGAAACTTTCCTCATTGAATACTCAAACAAGATTTGATCCTAGCGCACTTAGCTCTTTGGGGTTTGGGGAAGTGCAATATAATATTTTTGATTTAGTTCCACCAATAACTAGGCCTAATATTTTTAAGGATCAATCAGATTTATTCGTAAAGCAGCTTAATATAACATATAAAGATCAAGAAAAGATGGACTCATATTTGATTTCATTTCAGAGACAATCTGGATCTTCTTTAATTAAGTATTATTATACCAATGCTTTTACTGGATTTGAAACACTAGAAAAACAGCAAGAAAAAGCAGCCACTACTGATATAAATTCTGCATGGAAAGCTGAATCTAAAGACGCAGCTGAGCGAATTAAGTTATATATTGAAGGAAAAATATCTTCAAACCAATGGTCTAGCAATAACTTCCAAAATATTAACATAGAAACTATAAAACAGACATTTAATCCCAAAACATATACAGCTACATTAAGTCTTAAAAAGGATTATGAGATTTATAAAGCAAAACGTTTTGCGATAGGCCTACGATCAATAGACATTGGTTATCAACTTTATGAATCTAGCTCAAATTTTGTTTCCAATACTTTTGAGTTCCCATGCAATGTTAAAAATCTTACTATATCTCTTAATTCCAAAATCGATTATAGCGCAATTTCACAAAATGAATCATTGATAAAGACATATATTTCTGTAGATGAAGCAAAAAACTGGATTAGAATATCTCCAATAGAAAACCCATTTACGGGAATACCCGAGGTATTATCCTTTAATCAGTTTCCAAAAAATGGAGAAAAACTAAAAGGAATAGGATATTATAATTATCCAGATATTCCTTCTGAAACAAAAAAAATAAAAGTGAAGATAGAAATCTATAGGCCCAGATATTCCAATACAACTCCGACATTATTTTCATATAAATTGATAGGAAGAGTAGAGCAGACATGAGCATAGCAAACATTCAAAAAGAAAAGTTTTTAGATGTAGTTTATAGAAATTTATATTCCTCTGGCTATATTCCAAAAGAGTCAGAAATGTTAGAGTTTTTTTCTAAATATTTTTCAACATATCAACTTGGTCAACCACTACCCATAGATGCGGAAATCTTTAGGCAGTTATTTGCAAGCGATGTTAATATTGTTAACCAAAAAATGCTTTTTACGCTATTCAATATTGAGATCCTCTATGACTCTCTTCTTGAAAACTCAGAAGAAATTATGAGAATAACCACGGCTTTAAATAAAAGATTACAGAATCTAAAAGCAAGAAGGATAGAACTGGAAAATAAAATAGATGATCTTACTTTCGTAAATCAAAATTCTGATTCCATTTACGCCTCTTATACCGACAGTTTTTCTACAGCAGATGGGACAGATCTTAATTTTACTACAGCGTATGTAGACATTACCAACGGCAAAGTTAGTCTTCCAGCTCTCGATTCTGCTGTTTTTGATTTGATATCAGCAAAAAGTGTTGTTGCGAATGGGGTTACCTATTCTTTGTCTTTTAACAAAAACTCCATTCATACTAATCAACCAGTTTCCAATGAATCATTTTTTGCCTCAGTGTTTGATGGGTTAGAAAATACAGAATGGCAGAAAACTTTCTTTTTTGATTCAATTGGCTTGGTAAGTTTAAATCTTAATTTACCAATAAATCAAAATATAATTATTTCTAATATTTCCGGTAAATTAAATACTATTTCTCCAGTTGAAATTTACTGCAAGATTAATTACTTCGACGCAACAAAAACAAATGCTATTTTTATTAAAAAATCTTCAAAAGATTATGATAGATTTTCTTTTAATTTTCAAGCAGGTAGTGTTGCATCCATAGATCTATTTCTACTAAAATCAGAACCAGACTACATTGAGGAGACCAAAAAAGATAAATATGCGTACAGATTTGCATTTAGGGATATTGCAATATCTGGCAAATATCACGAAAGATCCGCCACTTATGTTAGTAAACCAATAAGCCTAAAGACAAAAGACAACAAAAATTTAGCGATAGATGCCGTTTCACTATCGACCAGTGAGTCAGGAATTGAAAATGGAACTATATCTTATTTTGTTGCGGAAGACAATCCTGCGGCTCAAATAATCTCTGATTTTAATTGGATTCCAATCTCAACAAAAAATGATACTTTAGCTTCATATCCAAATGTAATTTCTTTTGAGGGAACTTATTTGAAGTCAAAAAAAATTGTCGATCAAGTATCTAATCCTAAAATAGAAATAGAAAAAATACCCCTAGTTTCAAAGAGCGGTGATGCAAATCTCAATCAACAAAATCCAATATTGGATCTATATCCCAATCAGACTATATATAGAATCGCTAAGGTGGATATTGGTGATGAGCCGTATGATTCCTATATTCTTTTTGGAACTGGATTAGCTAGGGGTTATTATATAAATTATACAAATAAAATTTTTAATGAAGTTGATGGACTTTCAACATGGAATTCAATAATTGCAGGTCGTTCAAGCATAAAACAACTTTATATTATACCGGCATATGATGTTTCTTCTGATTCAACATTTTTTGTGGGACCGAATGTTTCTGGAATCAGTATTCTTTTGGAGACGAAAGTTTTCTGCGCAACAGAAAAAACAGTGAGACATACATTTTTAAAAAACGATGCCAATTCCAAAAATTGGAATATAGCTGTTTACGTAAATGAAAAACCAACCTATATACCATCTGGTCAATTTTCTGAATTAATTGAATGGAATTTTAAACAAGGTGTAAATACAATTAGGGTAGCCATAGACGTGGAAGATAGCGCTAACGGCGCAATAACACTGATGGAGGACAGCACCCTAGCTAAGTATGGTTTGGTTTACCTAGACTACTATAGTTATGTGGATCCACTAGAATTTAAAAAGAATAGATCTGTATATGATTATGTTTTTACAATAGAAAATTTTTTTGGAAATAAAGAAATCTTTAGCAGAACAAATATGAGATTAAGTTCTAAAATATTTTATTTCACCAATAATTCAAATAAAGTTGAATCAATTAGAGTAAGGGCAGATATGTCTAGGTCTCAAAACCCGATAGGATCACCAGCTATAGATTCTTTTACTGTAAAATTTAAAAATAATCAAAAAATTGAAGACGAGCAGTTAGGATAAAAATCATGGCAGTTACCTATCAAAATTCAGATGAAAAAAATATAGTGAGGCAGCCGCTTTTTAAAAGAATTCGCTCCTTTTACAGAACTGCAAGAAAAAGTAGTCAAGAAAATCTTTTTTATCAAAAAATATATATGGATCTTAGCAGAATATATATAGAATTAGAGTTGATAAATACAAAAATATTCAATAGAGTAAAACTTATTATTGGAGCTGAAACATCCAGTACTCACGAAATAGATACAGAAGTGGGGTCAAAGTATTATGGGGCAAAATACTATGATTTAACAAAAGACTCAGTTGCATTTTTCAATGCCGGGGCATCTGCAACTCCATCAATTAGTGACGATAATGTAAATCTCTACACTACTAATTCTATAGCCGCAAAACTCATAAATTTAAATTTTAAAATAAATCAATTAGAAAGACGAGAAAGATAATATGCCAGATTTTTTAAATTCAGAAAATAAAACAGTTCAATACGATGGTCCAGTAAATAGCGCAGATTTTAATCTAAGGGCAGAACAAAACTATAGAGATCTTGTTCACCTATACAATAGGTCTGGAATTCTGGATCAAAAGTTATCTGAAGCATTTGAAAGAGTCCTGAAAGATCACCACTTTTTGTCAATGGCGGTTTTAGATCTTGAGGATAGGGTTAAAGCTCTTGAATATTCATCAGAGTCTGAGTATAAAAAAATTTCCATCTATACTTATTCCCAAATAGATATCGCCTCATTCGTTAATGATCCGACCTTCGCAATAAGTAGCACTGATGCACTAAGTTTTGATTATGTGTATAATATAATCACATTGCCCAAAGTTCAGGGTTCTTCGCATTCAAAGATAAAATTTTTTGATTCATCAGGAGCTCAGGTTATACCAGATTTTCTTGAAATGAAAATAGAAAATAATTTTGTTGGAGTAGATACGGCTGGATCCAAGATAGACACAACGCCGATATACTATTCATTGTTGGATTCTTCTGATAAGTTTTGGAAAAGAAACGTTATTGTTGATTTACCATCAGCTGCCGGTGCGCAGATGTATTTATATACAAACATACCTTCGTCTTTTTCTGGTTCAGCTGCCAGCAACTTTATGTCGATAACTCCATATCCTATTTTCGGTGTAGATATTATCTCAATAGAATATACATCCGATGCAAATCCGAACCTTGATCCAAATGATAAGTGGATTCCGCTAAACTTTAATAGGCTTTATAATAATCAAAATGAGGCCGTTGGCAAAGTGCCACCCGGCGGGTGGTCAACAGCGGGTGCCGACATTATTCTAAACGCGGGACCTGTTGGTTTTTATTTCCCACCAATTGAGATAAATGCAATAAGAGTTTCTTTTAGGCAGAGAAATTACGTTACGGAAAACGGCAAGTATATTTATACATATGGGTTATCAGATATGGATGTCAGGTCGCAAAAATTTCTTGATAGCGGTAAAACCATAATTAAATTTACCGCCCCCAATAATACAACAATACTTAATGTTGAAGAGGTTATACCCAAAATGTATAATGTCCCAGATGAGCTAATTTCAACTGCTTTTAGTTATAGGGTTATCTATAGGCAGGGCTCTTTGTATACCCTAGATCCGATTCCTGGTTCAACCTCAATATGGATTGAGGTAACTCTTAATAAGCTTGGGGATGGAACGGCTCCTGTTCTATCTGATCTAATTGTAAATTATACTTAATTTTAAAAGTGCAAAAACCCTATTTCTTTTTACTATATAGGAAAACTTAGTTTAAGGAGATAATAAATATGGCTACATATTATGTTGGTCCAAGACCAGTTCTGAAAGGGAGGTCCTCTTCGGGAATGGTCAATCCCCACAAGGGTACTGCGGGCAACTATTCGTTCTATCCGCTGTTTGCGAATAGTCACGTATTAGACGGTGCCCCAGATAACAATCATGTTCCCGGGACCGGCAGCCATCCTGGCAATGTGCTTTTGTCGCAAATTTTTAAAGGAACTTCGCTTTATGTTCATCCACTTTCGGGAACATTTAAAAACGGCGCCGCTTACGAAGGCGCACGTTTTAGGCCACACACCTACAAGGGTGTTTTGGGCGTGTTCACTTCTGGCTATGGCCACGTAGATAGATCAGCCAATTATAGTCTTTACAGCAATTATGTATTTGATGGAGTCACTTCGGCCAACGCTTTCAATGCGGGCTATGGTCATTCTAAGAGAACAGTATATTATAGTTTCTATAACAACGATTTGTTTGACGGAGTGCCTAGCGCAACGATATTTAAATCTGGATATGGTCAGTTAAATGTGGAATCTTCATACGGTCGCAATAAAGTTGGAGAGTACAAAGGAGTTCCTTCCGCAAAAGCTCTTTAATCTTATCCAGAATTAGTCACATAACAGTTCCCGCTGGTATAATATCAGCGCGGAAATAAATACAAAAGTATTTGTCCCGCCCCAAAAGGGCGGGATTGTTAATTTAGGATTTGATATATGGGTTTATTTAGTTTCCGATACATTTAATAAGGATTATGTAGATGATTTTAGGGCAAATGATATCAGTTGCTGAAGATGGCGTATTGCCCATTGATGTAGCGGAAAAATATCTCAACATCTATATAGGTGAAGCTGATTGGAAAACTTATATATCCAAACTTTGGACTAATTTTGAAAACAAAAATAAAAATGTAGACATAAGCAGAGAAGATATCAAAAGAGCCATCTCGTGCACTGCTCTGCTGCCAACATTGGAAAAAACAAATATACCAGATCCAGTTCACTTAATGTTATTTTGGTGTCCAACGTGGAATCAGTACAAGGAAAAAGATTGGTTTTCTCTGTTTAGGAATATCGTAAAAGAGGATATTGAAATACAAAAAAATCATAAAGAACTACTTGCGATGGGAGTTATAGATCCCATAGATTATTCTCCAATAACAAGGCAGGCATATAATTGGTTATATGCCCGTTCGGAAAGCACTAGTGCAGTTAACGAAAAGACTAAAAGCGTTGTTTCAAAAAAAATGCAGAATCTCATAAGAATATATGGCGGAGCTGTGATATCAAATATATTTACGAATCACGCAAACGCTGTTGATAAAGTTTTTAATTGGAGAAGCGGATATTTTTTTGAAAGAGAAATATATAAAGTATATACTTTTGACCAAATTAAAAAGATAAAATCTAAAGAAATAGAAAAGCTTAATCCAAAATTTGTAAAAATATTAGCCGTTAATTAAAGGAGTATATAATGACACAAGAAATTGAAGACCCAAATCCAGATCTATCACCTATATCAATAAAAGCTGGTATGTTTTCTTTTAGAATTAGCGAAGAATTTGTTGATGGATATAGATTAAAATCGTCTCCTTTTGGCTACAAAGACGCAGGTGGTAATAGTGTTGGTGAAATAACGTTTCTTAGGACATACAGTAGATTGAAAGAAAACGGCTCTAAAGAAACATGGATCGATGTCTGCGAAAGAGTAATCAATGGAACCTACTCTCTTCAAAAAGATCACTGCAAAAAAAATCGTCTTCCCTGGAATGACGCAAAAGCCCAGGCAAGCGCCAAGGAAGCATTTGACCGTTTATTTAATTTAAAATGGACCCCCCCAGGTCGTGGTTTATGGGCAATGGGGACCCATATCGTAAATGTGCAGAAAAATTCAGCGGCTCTTCAAAATTGCGCCTTTGTTTCAACCGCAGAAATGACCAAAATAAATCCAGCTAGACCATTCGCATTTTTAATGGAAGCCTCAATGTTGGGAGTCGGGGTTGGATTTGATGATAAAGGCGCCGATAAAGACTTTGTAATATATAAGCCGAATGGAGAAGAAATAACACATACGATACCCGACACCAGAGAGGGTTGGGTTGAGTCTCTCAATTTGCTTCTTAATTCTTATCTAAAAGAGAACCAACCAAAGTATCTTTTTGACTATTCTCAGATAAGACCGTCTGGCACACCAATAAAGACATTTGGTGGTATTGCGGCTGGTCACGAACCTCTTGCGCAATTGCATCATCACATAAATAAAATATTTAACGATAGAGCTGGTTCTAAACTTACAAGAATTGATATAGCCGATATAGGTAATCTTATTGGCGTATGTGTTGTTTCTGGAAACGTTCGCCGCTCAGCTGAACTTTTAATAGGAAGACTGAACGATAAGGAATTTTTAAACTTAAAAAACAAAGACAAATTTCCCGAACGTAATTCGTATGATCCCCATGCTCCAGGTTGGGGATGGATGTCTAATAATTCTGTAGAAACTGAGGTGGGCGCCGATCTTACCCCAATTATTGAGGGCATATCCCTGAATGGCGAACCTGGAGTTATTTGGATGGACGTATCCAGGAAATATGGAAGACTTATTGATCCGCAAAATAACAAAGACCATAGAGTCGCTGGATATAACCCCTGTGCAGAACAGTCTCTTGAGTCATATGAATGCTGCACGCTTGTGGAAACCTATTTGGGAAGACACGAAAATCTAGAAGACTATAAAAGAACGCTTAAGTTTGCCTATCTGTACGCAAAAACCGTCACGCTATTGCCTACACATTGGGAAGAAACAAATGCAATTATGCAAAGAAATCGTCGTATTGGCACTTCAATGTCTGGTGTGGCAGACTTCACCGACCATTGTGGCATCCCAATCTTGAAAGAGTGGATGAATCAGGGGTATAAAACGATTCAAAGATATGATAATGTTTATTCCGAGTGGTTGGGTATTCGTGAATCCATAAAGATGACCACAGTAAAGCCGTCTGGAACCGTTTCAATTCTTGCTGGGGAATCTCCCGGTGTTCACTGGACACCAGGTGGTAAATTTTTTAATAGAACAATTAGATTTTCTAACGAAGATCCAATGCTGCCCTTATTCAGAATGGCAAATTATAAAGTTGAGCCAGCTGCAGAGTCGCCCAACACTACCTCAGTAGTGTATTTTCCAATTAAATCTCACGCAGTTAGATCAGAAAAAGATGTAACTATTTTTGAAAAAATGGCTTTAGCTACGACCGCTCAAAGATACTGGTCAGACAATTCCGTTTCCGTAACGATTTCTTTCAACAGAGATACAGAAGCTCAGTATATCGGCACAGTTTTACACATGCACGACGGACAGTTAAAAACTGTTTCTTTTTTACCAAGCGGAAACAATACGTATCCACAAATGCCCTACATACAAATATCCGAAGAAGAATATCTTGAATCTGAAAAAAAGCTTTTCCCGATTGACCTAACAGGCATATATGCAGGAATGGCTGCGGATGCAATTGGTGAGCGATACTGCACTACTGATTCTTGTGAAGTCAAATTTATTAAAGATAACAGTTAGACATATTTCTGTGATATAATATAACTATGGAAAAAGAAAGTATAAAACTAATTGAGATTTTTGACAAAGGTTACGTTAGATTAGTTGATTTTATGGGCAGCGATTTGTCTGTTGTAAATGCCGCAAGAGCGTCTTTTGCTAAAGAGTCAAAAGAACTTTCCGCAAACGACGCCAGACTAATCGATTTCCTTATAAGAGAAAACCACATGTCGCCATTCAGACATGCTTTTATGACTTTTGAAATTAAAGCCCCATTAATGGTTGCCAGACAACATTGGAAATATGTTGTTGGATCTGATCATACGATGGATTCTTGGAACGAATCGTCTAGAAGATATATAACTATAGATCCAGAATTTTATATTCCTCAGGCTGATCAGTGGAGAACCGCTTCGGAGAATAAAAAACAGGGGTCTGGTGGTCCGATAGGACCATGGCAGGGCATTCTTTTAACCGATGAGCTTAATAAGCACGTTAAGCAGGGTGAAGCCCTCTACAATATGGCAGTGGAGCAGGGGGTTGCACCCGAGCAGGCGAGGCTGTTTCTTGCGGCATATGGAATGTACGTGGTCTACAGGTGGTCTTGCAGTTTGCAATCAGTATGTCTATTTCTTACACAAAGATTGGCAGAAGATTCTCAGATCGAAATACAAGAGTACGCAAAAGCAATACACACCTTGGCAAAAGAGAAATTTCCTATTACAATTTCAAGAATGATTGGTTAATATGATTTTAAATTTGATTAAAATAATTTTGTTTGTATTTTTTTTAAATTGGATTATTGGCATGCATATGGTAAATGCCAGAGTAAATAGTAAATCACAAAAAATTACTACTGTTTTAATTGCGCTTTTGTTTAGCGTATTTGCTGGAATTGTGTTAGTATTGTAGGGTTATGCCAGCTTCAAAATTAAATTATATTGTTGTGTATAAAAACCATAGTCAGGTTTATGGTTGTTCTTCAAAAAAAATAGCCATAGAATCTCCTCCGCCAGAAGGTTATTCTGAAAATGATAAAAAGATTTTGTTCGTATCTTTTGAGCCAGACACAGATAATCTTTGTGCCTATGTTGTTTCAAAGGAAGATATAATAGAAAAAGAAATAGAAGTAAAAAAATCCAAAAAGAAAACAGAGGACAATGAGTAAAAAAACAAATCAAAAAAAGAAAGTCAATATTAGACTTAAAAATGGAGAATCTTTCTTCATTGAAGATATTGATGTAATTCTTCATATACAAAAAACATACGCCAATCTACTCAGAGCTGCTAAATCAGATTATGACAGAGTTGTTTGCAATAGAATTATAGAAGCAGTAAATTCTGCAATAGAAAATACTAACAATACAGGAAATGATGGATTAGATGATGAAAACTACTGGATTTAGATATCTTGCTGCCACGGTTTTAGTGGCAACTTCTTTTTATATTTTTTGGAAAAGAAATAAAAAAACAGTAGAAAAATTTAATTTGTTTTCTAGTACAAAAAATTATAAACCATATAATTCTTTTATTGAGCATTTTGAATCAAAAAATATTAATGAAGCATACGATAAATATAAAAAGTATTTAGAATTTGGAATGAATAAAGATAACGCTTTTAAAAGTGTCATAGAAAATAAAATAACAAAAAATGATTGATCTTTGTATTGTTAATCATAATACTAGATCTCTGCTAAAAAGACTTTTAGATAATATTCATAGGGGTTCATCTATAGCCAATAAGAATTGGCGTCTGTATATAGCAGATAATGGATCTACTGATGATACAGTTGATTGGTTTAGGGAAAATGATTTAAATTATAAAATTGATAGAGTATATTTCAATCAAAATGTGGGGTACTCTTCAGCCTGTAATCAACTAGCAACCCTTGGAAATTCCGCAATTATCGGACTGCTCAACGCCGATGTTTGGCTCAGTAATGAAGATATAAATAAAATAGTTAAAATTTTTAAAGAAGATTCTAATATACACATACTCGGTCCAAAACAAAGAGATGAATATAGTCTGATAAGACATGCGGGTATTGTGGGTACAAATACTGCGCCAAAACATAGGGGGTGGATGCAACCAGATCCGAATGATACGCTGTTCAAAGATAGAGTAGAATGCGTTACCGTTTCGGGCTCTGCGTATTTTATTCGAAGAGAAGTCTGGAATACATTGACGTGTAATAGTAAATACAGAAAATTATATCCCAATGCAATAGGGGCATTTCTGCCAACTCCCCATTATTACGAGGAAACTTGGTGCTCATACTTTGCTCGTCATTTAGGGTACAATGTAATATATGATGGTTCTGTATCAATTGGCCACACCTGGCACGCATCTTCGCCAAAACCAGGTGAAGGCTACAGCGCCGCAGATGCACAATTTAAAATAAGTCAATCTATATTTCGTGGAGCTTGTGATTACATGGGAATAGAGAGAGATTAATTTTGGAAAAAAAAGTATTATCACTTTTTTCGGGCGTTGGTGGTTTTGATATAGGTTTTCATCGCGCAGGGTATCGTACTACATTTATGTGTGAATGGGATAAACACGCTGTTTCAGTACTCAATCGACATTTTCCCGAAATTCCCAAATGGGGCGATATTAAAACCCTGACGGGTCGTCACATTTTGTCAGTTTCTGAGCCGCCTGATGTAGTTATTTGGGGATCGCCATGTCAAGATCTTTCTTTTTCTGGAAAAAAAATTGGCTTAAAAGGTGAGCGTTCAAGTTTATTTTATGAGGGTGTCCGTATAATAAAAGAAATTAAGGAGCAAACAAATGGAAAATATCCAAAAATCTCTATCTGGGAAAACGTCTGCGGTGCACTTAGTTCCAACAAAGGCGTTGATTTCGGAATCGTCCTCGATCAAATGGCTGAAGCAGGGGCATTGGTCCAGGAATGGCGAGTCTTGGATGCGCAATACTTCGGAGTCCCCCAACGACGCAGAAGAGTGTTCCTCGTCTCTGTCTTCGATTTTACAGCCGCCGAGCGATGTTCCTCCTCGATATTCACTATCGGCAAAAGCCTGTCAGGGGATTATAAGAAGAGCAAAAAACAGATCAAAGAAACTACCCCCGATGTTGGAGAACGCTTTGAGGAAAATAGCAATGAACATGGGGTAATAACGAAATCGAATGAACAGTCTTGTTACAGTAATTATAATCCAATAATTGGTCCGTTGGCAGCCTCTGATTGGAAGTTTCCCCAACAACAGCAAGTTTATGAAAATAAAATAATTTTATGGGAAAATCAAAATACAATTACAACTCTGGGTGATAAAACTCATTCACTAACAAATAGAGTAGGAGTCACAGAAGACGGTGGAGGAAGAGGAACCCCAATTGTGGCAACGTCAAACACATCGGAAATGATAGTTCGAAAACTTACCCCAATTGAGTGCGAACGTCTAATGGGGTGGCCGGACAATTGGACTGCGGGACAGTCGGACAAGCAACGCTATAAACAATGCGGCAACGGGGTTGTATCACCGGTTGCCACTTGGATTGGACAAAATATTATATTACTGCTATAATTCAATATATACAATGATCAAAGGAAGTATATGTCAGATAAATTAAATCCTTGGATTTATAACGCAGAAATAAAAAAAGTTATCGATGGCGATACATTTGATATCATTATTGATTTGGGTTTTGATACCCTTAAAAAGGGCAGGGTTCGTCTTTACGGCGTAAACACGCCAGAAAGCCGTACTTTAAATCTTGAAGAAAAACAAAAGGGATTAGCCGCTAAAGAGTTTACCGATCAGTGGTTAACTCGCGCAAATCATAAAGTAAAGATTGAAACAATAATCAATAAGAATGAAAAATACGGAAGAGTATTAGCCAAGGTTTGGGATTCAGGTGGCAACTGCCTTAATGCCGATATAGTGGCCGCTGGTCTTGCCAGGGAGTACTATGGTGTAGGTGATAAGACCTGGACAGAATTTAAGAAAGATAATTAGCGTAGACGTTATTTTTGGCTAAAACAAAAAGATTTTGCGACTTAAAGTTGATTTCTTTTTGCGATGTAGGTATAATATCAACTGCAATTAATCACTACGGTCACGAAGGAGAATACATGTCAGATAATAAATTTAACTACTTTGAGGTTACGACTTCATTTCTTGTTAGGGCAAGAAATAAGTCTGAAGCAGAGAAGACTGCTCTTGGCCGCAAGAATACCAAGGGCGAAATTCTCTCTACGAACACGGCTGTAGAGCGTATCTCCGCCGTAGAAGTTAGGGAGATGCTAGAAATTCAGTAATTATTGGCAAGGAGGGGGCGTTGCTGGTGTGGGTAATGCCCCCTCCTTTAGCATGGAGAAAAAAATGAATACAAAAGTCTATGCTCAAATGGTGGGCAGAAATGAACAAAATAGATATTTAGAGAAAGTTCTGCAGAGAATTTCCGATCAAGTAGATCAAATCATTTTTACCGACGATTGCTCTGATGATGACACACTTTCTTTGGCTAAAAAATACTGTTTGACATACCGAACTTCAGAACCATTATTCCCTAAGCATGAGGGGCAGTTGCGCGCCTATGCCTGGGGTAATTTGTCTGAACACGCTAAGGTCGGCGATTGGATAATTGCCATAGATTGTGACGAAATGCTCTATGTACAAGAAAATCTTGATATTTTAAATATTAAAGATGTTTTAAATAGATCTGAGTTTGATGTAATAAATGTAAAGTTCTATCATATGTGGAATGCAAATCAATATAGACAGGACAAACTTTGGGCACCTAATAATAGTTCACGTATTTTTCGTTTCAAAGAAAATGGTGGATTTGCAAACAGAAGACTTGCGTGTGGCTCTGAGCCATCATATGTTAGAGATTGGATAAGGCAAAGAAATTATTGGTTAAGATCAGGATTAATTATGAAACATATGGGATATGAAAGGGATGAGGATAAAATAGCAAAATATAAAAGGTATTCTACATTAGATAATGGTGAATTTCATAGTATAAATCACATAGAATCAATAATGGATAAAAATCCAATATTAATTAATTGGGGAAATTTTGGAGTATGATATGAAAAATAAAATCAAAATAGCAACCCAAACACAAACTATTCAAACGCTTACAAAAAAAATGTTAGGCAAAAACAAGTATGCTTTTGTATCATTTCCAAAACCCACACTGCTCGCATTGGCTTTATCCGAGAGCGTAGCAATACCTCCATCTTTTGTGAGCGAAATTACTAAATCATTTTTGATCAAAGACCCCGCTTATATGAAAGCAATTCCCCCTTCGTTTACTCATTTTATAGAAAAAAATGATAATTTTGATTTATCTCTTTTTAAAGATGATCCAATATATTTTAATTCATCGACATTAGAGAATTATTATCATTCTAGTAAATTTGTATTTAATGCCTTTGTTGAATTTTATATTAAAAATACACCGTTTATTATTATATCATTTAATGATAAAAAATATATAACTAAACTTTTTGGTTTCCCTGCAGCATATATACATGTTCCCTATAGTAATTATTATGACAGACTTGATCAAATATGCAATTCTATAGATGAAGTCAAAAATCAGGGTAGTGTAGTTATATTAGACTGCCCTGTTTTTTCGGCTGGTTTAGCTCAAACAATTTGGAATAGATTTGATCTTTCTATCCTCGATCTAGGCAAAATAGTAAGTTTTTCAAAAACTGAGTCTTTAGACAGAGCAACATTTAATGAAGAAAAACCATTTAAGAACTGATGAGGAAGATAATCTTTTTCTTATAGATTTGTTATTAGATTCTAATTTAACTTTATCGGCAATAGCTAAAGAAATAGATTTATCTTATAATGATTTAAATAAGAGAATATCTTCTCTTGGTCTTGGTTGGATAAAAGAACAAAAGAGAAAGTCTTCTAGGGGACAATCTGCCTTAACTCATGTTATGAAAAAACTTCTGCCTGGACAGAAGATTCTTAACGAATATCATATTGGTGACAGGCTTAAGCTGGATGTGTATTGTCCATCGTACAAAATAGCAGCAGAGTTTCACGGAAGACAACATTTTTATTATACACAAAGATTTTATGAATCTAAATATGACTTTGAGCAGGCTTTAAAGAGAGATGAAAAGAAAATGCAGAAGTGCCAAGAATTAGGAATAGTTCTTGTTGTTTTTAGATATAACGATCTTCTTACAGAAGAAGCGGTATATGATAGAATACTACAGGCCATAAGAAATGCAAAACCCGATGTAAAAAATAGCCCTGAAAAAAACAATATTAAAAACAATCAATATTATCAACAACAGAAAAAAAAATATAACAAAAGAAAAAGAGATATGTACAAAAAGATGAAGAACAACAACAAGAAGCATTATGACAGATAGATCATTTACGCAAAGTTCTTCTGATCTATATCCGATAGAATATCAAATATTCGCCCTGTCATTTAGGCAGCCGGGCGCAATATCTTTTTTTAAAAACAATCTACAAGTAGATATGGTTGGCCTTTTGGAGGGCCAAAGCGGAATAAATGAATTTTACAAGGCTCTTATTGCCTATTCTACATCTACCGAACTAAACATAGTAGACCCAGTTGCATTTAAAACATGGATGCAGACCGAAAGTGATTTATACGAAGCTTTAAGTGGTCAACACGGTGTTGATCTGATTATGAATGCATTAAGCACTATGGATTTGTCTACTCCAGAAGCTGTAACAAAAGTTATAAAGCATAAATATAATAAGATTAAACAAAGAAATCTTCTTAAAGAACTTGAATTTATTTTAAGTCAAAAAGGTCTTAAGTCCGAAGAAGACCTATCAAAGATGACATCTTTGGCGATTGAGATAACAACCCTCGAAAATCAAATCAACTATAATCCCTACGACGGAGTGGTAACATCTAAAGAAATAATAGAAAAAATTGATTCTCTACTAGATGCTCCAGACTTTCTTCCTACCCAATACAAATCCCTGAATAGAGCCATGGGATATACGAACGATGGGGGTTTTTACAGAGGATCCGTTCATGCAATTATTGCAGCGTCAGGGAAGGGTAAAAGCACATTTGCAAAATGCCTAGTTAATCACTGGCTGGACAATGGCTATAGGGTCTTATACATTAATTATGAAGAAGCAAGAAGTCATTGGGAAAAAATTCTAATGACACAAATTATAGGCAGAAACGTATATGCTGAAATGGCTAAATGGAATGTGGAAGATAAAAATAAATACATCTCTGCATTTATGGATAGACTTATTAAATGGGGTGATCGCCTAATGATTAAGCACGATCCCGACACTCCATATTTTGAGGATCTTGAAAAATGGCTAAGAGAAATTCTTTTACAAAATAAACACATACCAGATGTCATTGTCATCGATACTATTCAATCTATGTTTACCAGATCAAAGGGCAGGGCAAGATGGGGTGAATTTGAGGAAATGATGGTTCGCTTAGAAAAACTTGCAAGAGATATGAATTGTGTTTTAATAATTACAGCACAAGAAAATTCTAATAGAATGAAAGAAAGAAGAGAGGTTGTGCTGCAGTCTGACACAGGCGGTTCTTTGGCAATTCAGCAAAAGTGTGCAGTTACAATATTCATTACTGAAAAAAGGCTTATTAGCGGAGATGACTCAGAAGACGAAAACATTATGCAACTGCAAATACCAAAAAATAGAATAACTGGCTCTACCTTCTCTTATGAGCCACCGCTCGTTAGGTATGTAGATTCAAAAAAAACCTATGAGGAATACGAAATGGTTACTTCTGCATCCTACGATGCGTCTTCGATACTAGATGATTTACTAAATAATGGAGATTTTTCATAATGAAACTTATTACCACAAAATCCCTTAAGGACTATCAAACATGTGCACTTTTATACAAATATAGACATGAAGACAAAATGCCTGAAAAAATTTATGGCAGGGATCTTATATCTGAAAGATTTGAAAACACCATAAAAGAAATTATTTATTACTTTTTTTACAAAAAACAAGGCGGATATGCCCCCTCGTATGCTTCACTTTTAAATAGGTGGGAAAAACTATGGTTTTCAAAAGATATTTCTGATTATGATATTATTACAGAAAAGCATGAGAGCGCCTATGGAAATAATGCTAGTCTGACAACCAAGGCCGCCGCAGTACTTCTTTCTTTTCACAAAAACTTTAGTGATCAAGATTATATACCAATATCAATTAATGATCAATGTGTTGTTCCAATTGGTCAAAGGGCAAAGATTAAATATACTTTTGATGTTATTTTGGCTAAAAATAAAAAATACTATGTAATTAAGTTTTTATTTAATTACAAAGACAGTCATCAAAATATGTATGAAATTGATTTTGCTGCAATGAAGCACGCATATTGTTTTAAAAATCCAACTAAAGTTAAACAATCTAAATTTGGATACATAGATTTTATGCAGCCGAAGATTTTTTTTCAAGAATATGATATAGAAGAAGAGGACATTATGGCTTTAAAATTTTGGACTGAAGAAATAGTAGATGAACAATCATTTGTCCCGAGAAGAGGCCTTACCTGGTACTGTAAAAAATGTCCATTTGATAAGCCATGCTCAAAATGGAGAGGATGGAAAGATGTTAGAAGAATCTGATAATTTTAGGCTTGGAATTCTATTTACAAAAGAACAAACAAAAAAGATAAATCAAATGGCAGAATCTATGAGTTTTTCTGATTTATCAGACTTTATTTATTATATTTTAGATAAAGAATATAATATTTTTATTCAAGACAAGGGTCCAATTTGGAGCGGGGATTTGCAATGAAAAAAACAATATTAGATGATTTATTAAAAGAAGATATATTTTTTAAAAACAATGAAGAAGAAGACAAAATCCTTTTTCCCCTATTGGATGAAATTAATCTTATTTGTTCAATTCATATTAAAAGTTTTGTAAGATCAGTTCTTTTAAAGGCGGAAAATTTTTGGGTGATGCCCTCTAGTTTTTCTGACGAATATCATCCTATCGATGAGCGAGATGAGGGTGGAAATGTTTTACATACAAAAAGAGTAGTTAGAGCAGCAGAAATAATTTGCGAATCATACGTAATAGACACAGAAGAAAAAGATATGATTTACGCAGCATGTCTGCTTCATGATATTACTAAGGGCATAAAGAAGCCTACAGAAAACCAATATACATATGATCCATTTCATCCATATACTGTAGAAAAATTTATTGTATGGTGTATAGACCAGGATAAAAAATACACCTCGGAAGCCTCGTCTACAACTCTTTTTGTTGATGAAATTACTATTGAGTCAATACTTAGATTAATCAGATGTCATTTGGGTCCTTGGTCTCCAATTCCAGAAACAACACCCGCTAATCAATTGGAAATGATAGTTCATTTAGCCGATAATATAGCTTCAAAGCTGCATATAATAATTGACGGAAAGAATATAATAGAGCACAGGTGGAAATCAGATGATAAACAAAAAAATTAACGTTCTACAGAAAAGATTGCTTCTGCTGAATTCCCTAGAGACCTATATTAACGAATCAATTTATCATAGATCCCATAGCGTCGAGATGAAAGAAAATTGCAAATATATAGTATGGAACTATAATCAAGATATTGGAAAGGTTTCTTTAAAGTGAAACTGCCCAAAGATAAAACAAAATTTCTTAATCAGTGGAAGTATGTAGAAGTTGCGAGGTACGTTCCCTCCCTAAATAGAGTCATAAGGGATAAAATTGGCGATAGTCCGCTTTTCTACGATATTAAAAATATTGACGAATATAGAAAACTACACAACAATACCGGGCTATATACTTCGGTTTGGCATTATGATTCTCAGGATATCGACAACTGCGTTCGATTGGGATCACTTTATTTCGACTTAGACAATGACGACATTAATAAATGCTTTAATGAAGTAAAGTTTCTGTATAATTATTTAATACAATATATTCCCGAAAAATCTGTTATTGTTTATTTTACTGGTAAAAAAGGTTTCCATATTGAATGTGAAGCAATGGCTCTTGGAATAAACCCAACAAACGATTTGCCAAAAATATTCAGATATATAGCTTCAAAAATTAAAGAAAAATACTTGATAGAATCTTTAGATTTTGCGGTATATGATATCAGGAGAATGTGGCGCCTATCAGGATCGAAGCATCAATCTACCGGGTTGTACAAAAATATAATTCCTAAAAATATTTTAAATTCAGATATTAGTTCCATCATTTCTTTCTGTTCTACACAAAAAGAAAATTTAGTTGAAGAACAAGAATTTTCCTTGAGCGCGAATGAATGGTACAGGCAATTTGCTTATCAAATGGAAGAAGAAAAAACAAAACCAAAAGATTTTTTAGAATCTTTTAATAAATATGGTTCTAGTAAATTAAAATTTTTTAATGAAAAAGAAAAATCTTTTGAAAAAGAAAATCTCTGGAAAAATTGTCCATCGATTAAAAGACTTCACGATCAGGCCATAAACAGTGGGCAGTTA